CGCTCCGTCTCGCTATTTAAATCTTCGATCCAGGAAGGTTCGAATACAAAGGGTTCTACCTCGTCCTCTTTTTCTTCTTTTTGCTCACGGAGCTTGCCGGATTTCCATTTAAGTGCTGAGGCTAACTTCTCCCGAACGGCGGATTCTGGTAATGGCGGTTTGAAGGTGGCATTCAGGATAAGGAGATCCTGGTAAGCAGCCTCGGGAGATAACCCTTCATGGGCGATCAGCCGACAGGCGAAGCGGTAGAGGTTTTCATCGCGGCCTCCTTCGGCAGTCCCGATTAATTTGTCTAGATCTAATGATTGCCCGGGCAAACTGGAATTGTATCCTTCAAGAGCGTCCGGTGCTTGGGGGAGATTTTTAATAATCTCTTTGGTCGGTGGATCCCCCAGCCACATGTATTCCTTGCCGGTATCGGGATGGACTGTTGGGGTAAGGACAATGAAGCCTCCCTCTGATCTGGCATCGACACACTTTTCTTCATTTTTAAAGGTTTGGATTTTGGGATTATAGGCGAAGAAGTAGTGGCGGCCGCCTTTACCTGAAATGGCTTCGAGAGGGGTAGTCAGTTTTAGCTTCACGGCCTGAGGTTTGTATGAGTCGTTGTCGATGACTGTCAGATTGGAAACTTTCCCTGTGACCACTCCGATGCCGACTCCGCCCCCTTCGAACCACTCGTAGACTTCCTCAGCCGTTGGCAGGCGCTGCTGATAAGGGGCCCACTCGATTAGCGGGAATTTGGTACCTAATCCGACGGGTACCACACTCCAATTGAGCTTACGGTAGAGCATGGCCCAGGCCAGGATCGTTTGGGGGTAGTCCATATAAAAAGACCTCCTTAAAGTCCGACGGCGCTCTGGGAAGCTTACCTTGCGGTGTGACCGCCGGACTTTAAAGAGGTCAGGAGGCTTCCCAGAATCTTTAACACCTTAAGTTTAACTTACTCAGCTCCGATATCTTCTTTAAATTCATCGAGTTCTGATTTTCTACTTTCTCCTTCGGCCTTCTTCTCTTCCGCGGACTCGCCACCGAATGGATCGCCGTTCTCTTCAAACAAAGCTTCAGGATTGTATCGTTCCTTGATGGCGTCCCAAGCGTCACGGGCCTCAGAACTTAAGGGAGCTTGGCGTCCTGAGATAACGGAATATGAGATCTTCCCGCCTTTATCTTCCTTATTGATGAAGATGTCATAGTCGGTAGCGTCGCCGTTAACCTCTTCAATATCGACGATACCGTCTCTGATACCAGCCTGGGGAATGACGAAGACTTTGACCTGACTATCCCGGTAATCCCAGACCGGAATGATCCAAATCTTATCGACTTGGCGTTTACCGCTGAATTTGTTGACATCGACTTGGGAGAGATCGACTGGAGCCCCGAGAGGCTTCCTGATGGGCTTTTCGAGAGACCAGTATTGCTGGCCCTCTTTAGCTGAGGCTAAGATCCTGAGTCGGTTCTTACCGATCTCGAGATCTCGGGTATTGAGGTACTGAGAAGATTTGGCTTCCTTCTCGTAATTATCAGGGGTTACACCCATGATAGACTCCTGTTCTGCATCCCCTTGAAAAATAAAAGAGTGGGGAGCAAGCTAATATTATTCTATAGAAAAAATTTGTCAACTGTGCCATACAGCGGATACTAATTTGTTGTGCTGTATACACATACATGATAACATGGGAAGTATGAACACTTTACACCGTACAAAGTATCCGCCTAAGTATCCCAAGTATACCTTATACATTAATCATCCCAAGTTTCGAGCTGAGCGAGGCAAGTCTTCCTTAGTAAATATGCTACTTCAAATATGGTATGCCAAGAAAATAGAGGATCTCCCTTCCAAATAAAAAATCCGCTCGGGAGGGCACTCGAGCGGATAATAAAACGCCCTGCTGCGACAGGGTACAGCTCTATTATATGGGCTAATGATAAAATACGTCTATGAGTGTGCTGGCTATCAACTTTGACCGTAACATCATGGATACTGATAATCCTCAGCCGGGGTATAAGATGGGGCCTCCCCTACCTGGAGTGAAGGAGTATCTGGAGGATCTCTATCGTCAAGGCCACACTATAATAGTCTTCACAGCGCGGGGATCGGTACAGAAGCGTAAACATGTCGAGGACTGGCTGGATTATTTTAAAATTCCCTACCAAGAAGTGACTAACGAAAAGAAGCAGGAATTCGACTATATCGTCGATTATCGGGCTGTCCCCGATTTCGATACGCTGCGGGAGGTCCTAAGTGGGACGGATTAAAGCTCACGAGAAGGCTCAGCTCGAGAAAGAGCGTGAGCAACGCTTCCTGCGGGCGTTAGATGCTAAGGATATGGGCGAGGTAGTGGGTGCGGCAGGTCAAGAATCGGAAATATCGGGTGCTAAAGCTACTATTGAAGTCAGTAACGTTCAAGAAAAAGAAGCGATCGAAGGATATTCACAGGACTTCGATGCTCTAAGTTCAGCCAAACGATATAAATTTGATGACTACAAACGGTTACTGGCGGAGATCTTCGCCTCTTCCGCGGAAAATCAGGAGTTTCCGCATGGATGGCTATGGCATATCGCGGTAACTGATAAAGGTTTGGTCATGTTTCTGCGTTCTCCCGATAATCGGCAGTTCACACGCGCCTTTGCTCCCTGCAATGTGCCGGAATATGACCGTCAGGCCTGTGATGCCATCCTTGAATCGGCTTGGGTAGCGATAAATAAATGGGAAAAGGCCAAGGAAGAGGCCGAGAAAGGGTTAATTCCACCAAATGGCTCTGCAAAACCTGCCCAATGACGTCGATATTCGCATAGATAACCCCAAACAGCGGCTGGTGGATGCCTTGATCCAAGAAAAAGCGCTTCTCGACGCCGTTTTGCGTGAAAAGGGCAGCAAGGATCTTTATACATTCAATAAATACATCCTTGGCGCTGTACAAGGTGAGACCAAAGTCCCCTTGGCTCCATTTCACAAAGAACTTTGCCATTTTGTCCAAGATCATCGCCAAAAAAAGAAGCTGATCCTGATCCCTAGGGGACATTTGAAGAGCACTTTGGTGACGGTCGGTTATTCTCTCTTTCGTATCGTCGAAGATCCTTCAGTTCGCATCCTTATCCAGAACGCGACCTATCAAACGGCTGCTGATTTTGTTCGAGCTATCAAAAAGCACCTTCAAGAAAATGAAACCTTGATTCGAATCTTTGGAGATCTGACAGAAGGAGCGGTTGAGTGGAGTGAGAATCGGTTCACTCTTAAAAATGCTAAGCAGACCAGTCGTGGTAAGGAGTCTACCGTCACGGGGTATGGGGTTGAGACAACTAAGACCGGTCAACACTACGATCTTATTATTCATGACGATCTTGTAGAACGAGAGAACATTGGCACTAGGGAACAGATTGAGAAAGTCATTATAAGATACAAGGATTCACTAGACCTGCTGGATCCAGGTGGGCAAATGATTGTGATCGGCACCCGCTGGAGCGACGGCGACCTCTACGACTGGATCCTAGACCGCGAAAGTCACGTCTCGCAAAGTTACGAGAAGATGATTCGCAAAGCGTTTACTTGGGAAGGGGATATTCAGCACGCTCTAAAAACGGGGGAAGGGATTAAGGATGTACTATGGCCGGAGAAGTTTACGCAGGAGGAGCTTTATACCAGATATCGTGAGAAGGGACCTTACGAATTTTCAACACAGTATCTTAATGATCCAGCTCCCGAGGATGATGCGACTTTTCGCCGCGATTGGTTTCGCTACTATGATCCATCTGATCTAACCGGAAGGCTTCTCAACACTTACATTACGGTCGACCCGGCTGTATCGGAAGATCGACGGGCTGACTTTACTGTTATCTTGACGGCTTCGATTGACCAGTATGGAAACATCTTTCTGCGTAATATAGCGCGGGGCCAATGGAATCCTAGCGCGATCATTAGAAATATCTTTGCAGAAGCTGAGAAATACCACCCGGTAAAGGTTGGTATTGAGGATATCGCTTTCCAAAAGACATTAAGTTACTTTATTCGTGAAGAATCTAAAAGAAGAAATCGTTATCTGCCAATTCAAGAGATAAGTCCAGGCGGACGGAGTAAGGATTCGCGTATCAAGGGTCTGCAACCTCTCTACGCCGCTGGAAAAGTGTATCATTACAAGCAGTTACCTCACTTGACTTATCTGGAAGACGAATTGCTCCGGTTCCCTCGAGGTCGCAATGACGATATTATCGATGCAGAGAGCTATTTACTAGCTCTTCTAGCCCGGCCTAGAGAGAAAACTCAAGCCAGGAGAAACAGGTATTTGTACTAATGGCTACCTCGACCGCCCAAAAACCACGTCCTACCTCTATCTCAAAGACTGGCAATACTCTCGCAACTCCCGATATTCGTAAAACTTACACCCCTAATGAAGAAGAAGCGGCTGTTTTAAAGCACGTCTATGGTCGCTACACTGCGATGAAAGAGACGCCGGATCGTATCAAGGCTGCCAGGACTTGGGAAAAGTCGCGTAAGCAATGGGAAGCTGAGCGTCATGACCGCACGGAAGGCGATTGGCAATCCGATCACGTCGTTCCTCTCACTACAGCGGTCATTGAGACGGCCTTGGCCGAGATGGTCGATCAGAATGGTGAGCCGCTGATCCTTCCCCGTAATCAAGAAGACGTTCCTCGTGCCACGGTCATGAAGCATATATATGAGTACACCTGGGATGTGGCTGATTCGGATATTGCTGTCGAAGATGTTGAGAAGGAAGCTCTGACCGTCGGAACTGCTATTGCTCAAGAATATTATTTTAAAGATCGTCGTCTTATCCGTTCGACCAGACTGGATGAGAAGGGGGATGAAACTTACGTCGAAGAAGAGGTCTTTGATTTTGAGGGGTGTTATCTAGAGATGGTGCCAATCGAAGAGTTCTTCCCGGACGAAACTGCTAGATATATTGGAGTAGGACCGCGGGCTGCCAGGGATTGTATCCGTCGCTTCATCATGAATATCGAGGATGCTAAAGCATTCTTCGCTGGATCTGTCTGGGACCCACTGGGAAATATGCAGTATGTGATGCCGGGTGGGGACACGAATTATTATGAATACTACAAACCACCGCAAGGGATTGATCACAGTAATCAGGTAGAGGTCCTGTGGTATTGGTCTAAAAAACCGCTCGATGCTATGCACATCGTTATCAATGATGTGGTTGTTCGCATGGGGCCCAATATCTACAAGCATAAGCAGTTGCCTTTCGGCAGGCTAGTGGATGTCAAAAGGCCCAAGAGTTTCTACGGTAAGGGCGAGGCGGAGCTTCTTGAGTCGATCAATGATGAAGAGAATACTATGCGCCGCATGGTCATTGATCGAAATCACCTCGATATCGATAAAATGTTTTTCATCGACCAGAATACTTCGGTCAATGAGGAAGATCTTATCGCTCGCCCCCACGGACTTATTCCAACCGATGGTGAAGGAGCGCACGCGATTGAGTATGGAGATATCCCACAATCGGTAGCATTATCTCTGAAGATGCTAAATGATGACGCGACGATCGTGACTGGTATCGATCCTCGTCAGGCTGCTCTCCCTCAACCGGGTACTGCGACCGAGGCCGCCATCCTTAAAGAGGCAGCCCTTAAGCGAATTCGTCTCAAGATGCGCCGCTTGGAACGCGAATTCTTGGTTCAAGTCGCCAGACTGCGGGTCTCCAATATTTTGCAGTTTTATACCCAACCGGTCCTTGAGCAAATCGTGGGACCAGTCGGAACGGATGAATACAAACAGCAGCTTCAGGATCTGCAAGATCAAGGGAAACTCGACTTTGCTCCGGACGGCACTCCTATGAAAAAGACCTATCCCAAGATTAGGCTGGAAGGAAAAGAGATCACTAGCAATGCTGCGGGGATGTCGATGGTTCAGCCAAAACAGGGCTTCTCATTCTTTGAGATGAATCCAGATTACTTCACTCCGACCGCCAAACAAGGTTTTGATATTAAGATCGCGGCCGGTTCTACACTGCCGATCAGTAAGCCACTCCAACAAAGTAAGGCGACTGAGATGTATGATCGCTTGATCCAGCTGGCTTTAGCTAATATCGGATATGATCCAGTCAAATTGGGTGATTTGCTTCTAACCGTCAATGATTACGATCCGAGTGAGTTTAAGACACAGCAAGCACAGTCTGAAGCAATGCCAGGAGGAACGAGTATGGATCCAAATCAGATGGGTGCGGATGTTTCGGGGGATCGAGCTAACCAGCTAGTCCAGCTGGCGATGATGGAAAACCAGATGATGATGAAAGGGCAGCATGTACCGCCAACTCCCTACGCTTCGCCGGCTCACACCTCAGTTCATTTGCAGTTTATGCAATCACAGGTCTTCCAAGCTTTGGATAATACTTCGCCGATTATTAAGGAATTTACTGATCATGTCATGGGAGAGCTGCTTGCTCAGAATACTCGAAATATGTCCGGCACTACTCCCCAAGCGGGAGTCCCTGGGGCTGAGACTTCGATGATGTTTAATTCTGGAGCACCGGGAGTGCGTACGATCTTACCGGCTCGTCCTCAGACTCAAACCTCGCCGGAAGCTGGAAAGCGTCCCATGGTTGGTGATAATACCCCGCGTGGTGCGGCCACGGCGACCATTCCAGCTATGATAAGAGGAGGAGCCCAGACACCTCATGCCATCTAATAAGCCTCGCCTTACTATTGAATATCAGCACATTATGCAAGAAGCTTCTCTGACTGAGCTGGAAGTTTTGAAAAATATTCGAATGCAGAAAAACTACGACTTCTTGAAGCCGTTTTTAGCGCGAATCATTGCTACTGAGAAAGAAAAGATATTTAAGCTGCCAGAAAGTGATCCTCAGTATCTGGCGATTGAGAAAGCTTTTAGTCGTGGGCTCGTTGCCGGGTTGATTAATTTCTCCTATATTGTAGATGCAGCCGACGCGGAGCTTACCCGCCGACTCGAGGAAAGTAAAAAATAATGGCTTTTGATTTTTTGCAGACTCTTCAACAGCACATGCAGCAGCAGTTTAACCCTGATGTTTCTCTTGATAATCCCGCGATGAGTAAAAATTTGGCGGTGACTCCTAGAGCTCCACATTTATCCGTGCCTCCTCAAGGAGGGCCGGCGCCGGCCGGCAATCCTGATATGACTTCAATGATCCCGCCGGGCGGATCTGCGCCTCCCCCTGCTGCGATGGGTGGAGGAATGCCGGATATTCCAGGTATGGGAGGCCCTTCAGGCCAGCCTATCCCCGGTCTTCCACCGGGGCTTAATGTCAGTGTGCAGGATCTTCTGCATTTGGGAGCGGCTACCTTAATGGGTCTCTTGCAGGCGGGAGCTTCTGGAGGTCTAGGCGGAGGGCAGCCAGGAGCTCCCGCTATGGCTGCCCCAATGGGACCAGGTGCTCCGGGCGCTTCCTCTCCACCGCCGGGAGCGGTCCTTCCTGCACCGGCCCCCATGATCCCCGGTCAAGGTGGTGGTTTCTAATGCCCAAGGTAGGGAATAAGCATTTTTCATATAGTCCTAAGGGACGAGCGGCTGCAAAGGCTTACGCTAAGAAGACCGGTAAAAAGATGACTGATAAAGAAAAGAAAGGACAATAATATGCGTACACCAAAACCTCAGGGAAAAGGTATCGTTAAAGCGCTTGGCCAGAAAGGTACCACCGGGAATTTCAAAAAAATTGAAAAGGCTAAAGGCAAAGGCGCAGCAATCGGAGCTTTGCAAAATAAGCTCGCCAAGCGGCGTGGCCAGAAGGTACCTTATGGTGGTGGTAAATCAGGTTCCAAGAAGTGATCATTGACAGTCTCCGCTGGGTACTCTAAATTCTAAATATAAGGTGCAGGCGCGAAGAGCGTAGAGCACCTTTTTTGCTAACATGCCTGAACTTAACAACGGTTCGCCTGCCCAGGGCACACCCCCAGAGCAAGCACCACAAACACCAGTAGTAGATCCGGCAGCCGCTGACGCCGGGCAGTCTCCACAGCAAGCACCTTTAGAGGACGTATATAAAGGAAAAACTGCTCAGGAGATTGCGCAGATGCACAAGAGTGCGGAAACTAAGCTCGGCGAAGTTTCTGAGGAACTCGGTGGTCTGCGAAAGCGAGATCAACAGGTAAATGTATTGCTTCGAGCGATTTACTCAAATCCCGAACTTTACAACCAGGTTGATTCTGCCGTTAAGAAATTGACAGGCACTGAGGTTCCGTCTGATGGAACCACTCCCACACCTCCTTCAACTGAAGGCTCTCCTAAGCAGACAGCCCAAACTCCGCAACCTTCTCCTTTCGAACTCGACGCCCGTCGAGCGATGGAAGCAGATAAGATGAACGAGTTTGAGCGTAAGTTTGGTATTGATCAGCTTCCTCCTACGGAGCGCAAGAATATGCATACCAAGATTGGTATTGCTCTTGCTAACATGATTGATCCGGGCGGAAATAAGTCTTACCAGGAAATCGTCAACGGAATTTCGATCTCGAAACTCCCGATGTTTCTTGAGAATGCTTACTTTATCGCCAATCGGGACAATCTCGTTCCTAGAGAGAAGCTAGACGCGATCTACCAAAGAAACGCTAATAACAGCGCTGCTATCGGAGGTATTCCTTCTTCTGGCACCACTCCTTCGGAAGTCTCATTGAGTCCGGAAGAGAAAGAAACTGCCAGGAAAATGAATATTCCTGAAGATAAATATCTCCAACGCAAGAAAGAGATTCAGGAAGCTTAAAGTTTAAGGAGTAACAATGGCTAAAGTCTCAGCAACAGGTTTCGCATATCGTAAGAATCTTATGGGTGCTGAAGAGTCCCAATCGATCATCAGATTTCGTGTAGCTAATTCCACAACTCTAAAAGTCGGTGACATGGTCCGGGTAAATACCGCGGGCTTTCTTGTGAAAGCTGGTGTGAATAACCCGGTAGTTGGAGTAGTTAACGGCTTGGTCAACCAAAACGGAGGCAATCCTTTTGCCCTCGGTGTTGACGCAGCTGGAGCCAGTCTTACTCCTGGCGATCAGTTGGTTACTAGCTCTACTAACCAAACCGCCGCGACTTGGATTGAAGCTGAAGTCCGGGTGGATCCGGGTGGATACATTCTTTACTACGGAACGCTTAATTCCGGAACACTTGCTCAGACTAATCTTTTACAGTTCTACAATCTTGTCGCTGCTAGCGATCAAGCTGACAGCTCGACAAATTCTGATACCACCGGCATTGTGCAGCTATTGCAATTAGATCCGGACGGAGATGGAAATGTAACCAAGGGGCTATTCAGAATCGCTACACCACAATTAATTAGCCAGGTGGGTAATTCCACCCAGGTGGTAAACGCCTAAAGGAGTAATCAATGCCAGCTTTAAGATCAAATTTTGGAGACTTACTCGAACCTGGATTCAGGGAAATATTCGATGACCGCTACAATGAAGTACCGCCGGTCATGGATCGAGTCTTCCACGTAAATAACTCAACCAAACAAGATGAGCGCGACAGCGCCGTCACCGGATTCGGACTGATGCAGATCACGCCTGAAGGTGGGCCGATCGACTACGAAGATCCGGTTCAGATGTACCAAACGGTGTATACCCACATCAAATACACCAAAGGTTTCAAAGTTTCGAGGGAAATGTGGGAAGACGATCTTTACAATATTATGAATAAAAAACCGGCCGCTCTTGGACGCGCTGCTAGGCGAGAAGCTGCTCAGGTCTTTAATCGAGCTTTCAACTCGAGCTACCCTGGTGGAGATGCCAAGCCGCTCGTCTCTACTGCCCATCCTAGGGCGGACGGCGGAACGCAGCAATCCAACGCTTCTGCGACTGGTCTCGTCTTCAATGAGGACAATCTCGAAACAGGTATCATCGCCAGCCGTAACCAGCTAGACGACAAAGGTATGAGGATCGATGTGATGCCGGATAGACTGATCGTCCCGGTGGATCTCAGGAAACTTGCTCACTTGATCATCGATTCTACTCTTCGCCAAGGAACTGCTGACAACGACGCTAATATCTACAAAGGACAGCTGGAGATTATTGATTGGATCTATATGGATCGCTTGACGACTCATTGGTTCTTGATCGACTCTAGTCAGCACGAACTCACCTGGTTTGATCGTGTTAAGCCAGAGTTCAAGCAGGATGATTCCTTTGATACAGATATGGCTCTCTTCAAATCTCGCCAAAGGTTCTCCCGCGGCTGGAGCGATTGGAGAGGTATCTGGGGCAGTCAAGGTGATGGCGCGGCCTACGCTGGATAATTTGAAGCTTAAAGGGTAAGCAGTCCTGGACCCGGGCTGCATATCCTAAACCGACAGGTGTCACCGTAATGTAGAACACCTGGGATACATGGGCAGTTATTATGACAAGAACCTCCTTTGTTGGACAACGCGATCCTCAGTCTTCCGATCCTACTAGCCCTTTTGTAGGGGAAGAATATTACAATACCGCGAAGAACACTTTTGAGAGATATGATGGAGCTGTTTGGCGAGGATTAGCTTTCACCACTTCAACTTCTACCTCCACGACAACCTCAACCTCCACTTCTACTTCGACTACAACTAGTACCAGCTCAAGTACCAGTACCTCGAGCTCGACATCCACTTCCAGTTCTACTAGCACGACAACCTCGACCTCCACGTCGACTTCGACTACTACCACTAGCACTTCTAGCTCAACAACGACAACTAGTACCAGCACGTCGACTACTACATCGACTTCGACCTCCACGTCGACTTCGACTACTACAACGGTGTAAAACATATGGCTAAAACGCATATCTCAAAATTAAAAGGACAACTTCGAGCACTGACCACCCCGCCAGTCAATCCTAAGATTGGTGATGAGTATTTCGATACGCTTCAGAATGCCTGGTTTAGATGGTCGGGAAACAATTGGCTTGGGTATATATTCTCAACGACCTCGACATCTACCACGACTAGTACCAGCACCTCGACTTCGACTTCGACGACGACTACTAGCACTAGTTCGAGTACCAGTACCTCAACTAGCACGTCGACCACGACAACACTGTAGTAAAGGAAAATTATGACTAGATTTAGTGCTTACAGCGGAAAAATAGAAACCAGAACTACACCACCGACACCAACTACGCCGCGCGGTGGGGATTTCTATCTCAATACATTGACAGATCAGCTGTTTATCTTTAACAGTCGTATCGGTCAGTGGGTAGTGGCTCAACTCACCACCACGACTTCCACCAGCTCTTCGACTACTACCACTTCCACTTCGACCACTACGACCAGCACTTCTAGCTCGACCAGCTCCAGTACCAGTACCTCGACCAGTACGTCGACCACGACAACACTATAAGGAAAAATTATGAAAATAGTTAGAAATCCACAATCAGGTGCTACGATCCAAAGCTTCCTCTTCAAAAAGAGGATCTACGGCTCCGATGAAAGAGCTCTCCTACCTATCGGACAGATGAAACCATTTCCGGATGAGTTCGCGGATGCTTTAATTGGTGTCTATGATTTCTTGGCGGAAGAGTCGCAAGAGGGTAAGTTTATCTGTAAATATGGAGATTATGTCTCCGAAAGCCAAACCGGCTGTAACATTCATGAGAAAAAACATGAAAAGCGAATAGCGGCAGGCGAGGAAAAAGTCTCTGATAACTCCGAAGAATTTATTACACCTCAAGAAGAAATCGAGGCGGAGAAACAAAAACAGATAGAATTAGTCACTCAGGATGGAATTCCAGTAGGCGAGGGAACAGACAAAGATGGCGTAGGGTGGTACGGAGCCGGAGTGGAAGAAGAACTTCCAACGGCAGTGGGAGATGAATTTTAATGATTACTAAAGGTGCAGTATCTATACCAGCCGTCTGGAATCCAGACCAAGAGGGGACGGTCGCTAAAAAGCTCGCTAATTCTTGCGAGATTACCGCCCTTAAGCTGACTGGAAATGCCGGCGCTGCTTATATTTCTCTCTACGATGGAGTAGAGGCGGGGGACGCCAAACCTACCAATTTGAAATGGGCGATGGATTCTTCGCAGCAAACTCCTGATACTGATATTTTTAGTTCTCCCCTTGTATTTAAGCGTGGAGTTTACGCTGTTTTGGAGCAAGGTGCGGGATCTGGATCGGTTCTATGTCTGGCTGCTACTCGCGGAGTACATACTGAGTCCGCTCCTTCTAATACCCAAACGATCTAATTGACAAGTGTCTGGCCATTTCCCATAATGACCACGTGGAAGGTGAATTCCAAAGCAAAAAGATCATAATTTTTACTACTTTCTCTGAAGTCAGCGAGGCTTACAGTCTTAATCGCGTGGTGCAAGACCAGATTAAGATGTTCGTTCGCAATGGATATAAAGTCTCAGTGATTGTGCAAGAATCTTTCGAGCCGGTGCAGTGGTATGCCAACGAGAACGTCGAGATCGTAAAGATTCCTCTCGTCACTTGTCACAACGACGTTACCAAAGATCCTACATTTGACGAGGATGTTGCTAAGATTAGGTCGGCTCTTGAGAGAATTGTCACGGATGATTCGGTGATTCTTACTCATGACGTGATTTATCAACCGGCTGCTCTTAAACATAACTTCGCCGCTCGGGAAGTCGCGGCAAATTCTCAAGCTCGGTGGTTACATTGGATTCACTCCGCGACTTCTCCGATTACTCTCAATAATCTGCGGCCTTTCTTTTCGGACTCTTATCTTCAAACAATCCAAAAACCTTTTCCAAATTCTTTTTATATTTTCTTCAATGATTACTCAGTTCCTAGGATCGCTGAGAACTTCGCAATCTCACAAGAACTAGTCAAAGTTGTCCACCATCCGACTGACGTGTGCGGATTCCTTGGAATCTCTCCGGAGGTAAGCGAGGTGGTTGATAAGAGAAAAATCTTGGCTGCTGATGCGATATGTACTTATCCGGTGCGGCTAGATCGTGGTAAACAAGTCGAGTATGTTATAAAAACCATGGCTTGCCTCAAGGAATTTGGTCTCTCTGTTCGGGTGATCATAGTGGATTTTCATTCGACTGGGGGAGACAAGGTTCAATATCGTGATGAGCTTAAGCAAATCGCTATTGATTACGGATTAAGTGCTGATGAGTGCCTCTTTACCTCGGAACTTCGTCCAGAGTGGAATACGGAGATTCCGCATGAAATGGTTAAGGATTTTCAATTGCTTAGCAATGTCTTCATCATGCCGTCAGTCTCAGAATCTTACAGCCTGGTGACTCAAGAAGCGGCGCTTACTAAGCAGGTGGTGGTTCTTAATTTTGACTTCCCACCATTTCGTGATATTTTCGGGCCGAACGCTATCTATCGTAAATATTCGTCGGCGATTGACGTCATGAATGGCGGGGACGGCTGGACCAACACGCAATATGGACCCGGTAATATCTCAGAAGAAGAGCGAGTAAATCATGAAAGAAACTACCATCGAGAGACTGCGGGCATGATCTATGCCAGGCTCCGCCATCCCGAGGTGGCTCTTGCTACTTTTCTGCGTCAGGAGCGCAATCTGGACGCAGTATTCAAAAAAGAACTAGAGCCTCTCCTATTTAACTAACATGGCTCTTACTCCCATCGGCAAAAAATTTCAGGCACAGCGTAAAATCCCAGATCAAAAACTGAGAGTGGATAAATGGTTGGGCGAGATGGTTTTATACAATGCTGACTCGATCTCACTTGGCGAAAATATCTTACCGATAAATTTTGACTTGTTTAGTAAAGACGGGAAAAAGAAATATGTCTTTAAGGTAAATGTGGAGAAGATTATTGAAGTCAATCTTGAAGAAGAAATGAAAAAGAGGCATGAGGAGAAACATGGATAGTATGTGCATTGTGGGGTATGGCGTCGTAGGTAAAGCTACAGCCTTGGCTCTCGGGATTAAAAAGCATTTTGATATCAATGGTGATTCTAATATCACTCTTCAGGAGGCGTCCAACTGTCGTTATGTCTTCATCTGTCTTCCCACTCCTACCGATCAGGACGGCTACCAAGATGTTTCTGCTATCGTGGATATCATCCAGCAGATTGATGCGTATCGGGCTTTCCCTATCTACATCATTCGTTCCACGGTTTTACCAGGTACGGCGGACAGGATAATGGACTTTAACGATATGGACCGCATCATCTCTAATCCGGAGTTTCTCTCGGAAGATACAGCGTCGGAAGATGCTGTTAACCCTGCTCTTATCGTCATTGGAGGTAAAAATCCGCAGTATCTTCATGAGGTAGCTGCGATTTACGCTGCGAGATTCAAAGCTCTTAAGCCTACTCTTACTGATAATGTGACGGCAGAGCTTATTAAATATGCCTTCAATACTTTCTTTGCCACTAAAGTTGTCTTCGCCAATGAAATTTATGATGTCGCTCAGAAGACGGGAGCTAACTACGAAACTATCAAAAAGCTCTTGATGCTTCATCCCTGGGGTAGTAAAAATCATTTTCAGGTATTTCATAAAGGAGGTCGCGGTGCCAAGGGTAAATGTCTTCCGAAAGATTTATCAGCTTTTGCTGCAAGCACAGGAAGTAGATTTTTCAATACAGTCAAGGAAATTAATGATGGATTCTCCGATGGAAAGATCTGAATTATTTTTTGAACAACCAGTTGCCCAAACAGTTACTCACGTCGAAGGGCATGAGGAACCGGGTCAGGCTCATGAAATTATTCCCGGTCTTACCTCGATAATCATTGCAGCTCATAATACTCATTGGCCCCTACTTCATTACACCGGCCACGCTATCGGTTCGGTCCATGAACATACCAAGCTGCCCTACGAAATTATCTTGGTAGATAATGGCTCTCCAGCCAGGCTTAGTGATCCCAAAGAATATAACGTCGATAAAGTGATCTACCTTTCTGAGAATAAGGGAGTGGCAGCGGCATGGAACGCTGGAATACGAGTTAGTCAGGGAGAGTACATCTGTCTTCTCAATAATGACGCTCTAGTCTTCGACAACTGGCTAGAAGATATGCAAGAAGCGCTGCAATATACCGATCTGGTCATGGCCAATCCGATGTATGGTGAGCCCTTCTCTAGGGCTCGAGAGGCAGCTCAAAAAAGAGCGGCCCAGCTGGAGAAACCTTTCGAAGAATCTCTAACTTTCACTAGAGACTTTAGTTGTGTCTTAGCACCACGGGAGTTATTCAACCTGGTTGGGGTATTTGATGAGCAATTCTTTATGTATTGTGAGGATTCAGACTTCCTAAAGCGGATGGAAGCAGCTGGGTATACAGCACGGACTTGTACTAGGGTGAATATCTTTCACATAATTTCTGCCACCGCATCTACTAATCCGGATACAGCAGAAATAATGAATAAATCTAAGCAGTTTTATAAAGAAAAGTGGGGAGAGTGAAAAAAGTTTTATTAACTCGGGGAAGATATGCTTCGGTGGATGAGGAAGATTATAGATTAGTTTCTCATTACAATTGGTATCTCAAAATTTATAAGAATCGAGAATATGCTGAAACCACTACAGGCGGTCGTAAAAACAGAAAACATATCAAAATGCATCAATTAATACTTTCTGAAAAGGGAATTGATCACATAAATGGCAATGGTTTGGATAATCGTCGTAGTAATTTAAGAAAAGTGACTCAACAGCAAAATCTATTTAATGCTGGTTTGAGGAAGGATAACAAAAGTGGTTATAGAGGTGTAAATTGGCATGCTTCTGCGCAAAAATGGCGATCTTATATTTCTCTAAACGGTAAACAAAATCATTTAGGATTGTTTAAAAATTTAGAAAGTGCCATTGAAGCTCGCAAAAAAGCTGCGTATTTCTTTTATGGAGAGTTCGCAATGGAGCACCGTTTATGAGTAAAAAAATCGTCGTTAGTGGGGGAACTGGCTTCATTGGCAGTCATTTTGTAGAACACATTCAGAAAAATACTGATTGGGAGATTCATGTTCTAGCGTCTTTTCGTCATCGGGGAGACTCTGAGCGAGTAGCAGAAGCCTTCGATCCTAACAGGACAACTATTCATTTCGTAGACCTCAATGGACCAATCTCTAAGAGACTGGCGATAAAGATCGGACGCCCTGACTACATCGTCAATATGGCCTCTGAATCTCATGTCGATCGTTCGATTGCAGATCCAGTTCCCTTTGTCCAAAATAATGTGAATACTGCTCTCTATATGCTGGAATATGCTAGAGAAGTACGTCCAGATAAATTCATTCAATGTTCTACTGATGAAGTTTTTGGTCCGGTTCATGATCACCTTTTTAAAGAGTGGGATCGGCACGTTCCTAGCAATCCCTACTCCGCTTCTAAATCAGCCCAGGAAGCTATCGCCATCTCCTACTGGCGAACCTTCGACCTCCCAATAATCATCACGAATACTATGAATAATTTTGGGGAGATGCAAGACAGCGAGAAGTTTATTCCTATGACAATCAAGAAAATTTTGAAAGGAGAGGAGGTTATTGTCCATGCGGATAAAGACGGAGTCCCCGGATCTAGATTTTATCTTCATGCTAGAAATCATGCAGACGCGCTGCTTTTCATCCTTAATAATATTGCTCCGCTACATTACAGAAATGGCTTTGTTAAACCTGAAAGGTTCAATATATCTGGCGACGTCGAAGTTAACAATCTGGAAATGGTAAAGCTACTCGCTAAAATTCTAGGGAAGCCCGCTCAATATGTGTTGGCTCTTAATCCCGACCGACCGGGACATGATTTGAGATATGGACTGGATGGGGCGAAGCTTAGAAAAGCTGGCTGGAAACCTCCGGTTGATTTTGAATCTTCTATGAAAAAATATATCGAGTGGACACTCGCTCATAAGGAGTGGCTGTAATACATGAAGTTTTCCATGTATAATATTATGCATGGAAACAAGAAGATGCAGACTATGTCAACAGATAAAAACCATAGATAATTTTAGAAGTTTGGGAAGGTATGGAAAAACAAGGCGATATTGGAATAGCTACTGTAATCCTTGCGAACTTAAAAGGAATGTTGAGTATAGGAAGAAACATCCTGAATGGTTTGCTAGACAACAAAGAACTATGCGTCAAAGATGGATTATAAAAGCTACGGGAGGGAAGTGCGCAATTTGTGAAGAAACTCGTGTTATAGACATCGCCCATATTATTCCTAGGAAAGGTCGGAAAATGAGTCGTAGTGATTCCTTAGATAACTTATTAGGATTATGTCCTACCCACCACCGTTTATTTGATGAAGATAGTCTTTCTGAAGAGGAGTATTCAAAAATTGAATCTCAAGTAGAAAAAGCTCGGGAGTTATATGGATAACAAACCTTTCGCGTCAATTATTACTCCCTTTCATTGCTGGAATTCCTACCGTCAGAAGTCGATAGTTAGAGCAATATCTTCTTTGGAGAGGCAGAGTTATCCTAACTTTGAGCACATCATCATCAACGACGGAAGTGTTGAACCTTTTGATTATCCTGCTCATCCTTGGATTAAGTTAATTAAGCAAGATCACCTAGAGAGAGTGAACGCTCTACGTACTGGAATGGAAGCTGCTACCGGGGATGTCTTCTGTTTCCTAGACAGCGACGATGAATACAAACCGACCTATCTTCAAGAAGTTCGAGATATGTTTTTGCGCTTTCCCAATTACAAAATGTTTAATTTTGGGTGTGAGTATCTGCATAAAGATGGAGGTATAACGTTTCGTGCTCCGTTTCATCCGAAAAAGCTTAAGGTCGGCCATGAGAAGTTTGGCGGCGGGAATATTGTTAATGGGACTTTTGTGTTTCATCGCAGCGTGTATAACGACCTTGGTGGTTATCCTCCAGAGCATACTCCAGTATCTGCGGAGCAACTAGCCGAACTCAATTACACCCTGGCTCCGCAGTTGTCTGTCTCCAGTCCTTACGACTTCTCGGCTCTTGCTCAGATTCAGTTTCCGGAAATACGTCCGTATTTTCAGACGGATGAGCCAGACAAAGTGATCAAGGAGCTTGGTAACCCTTGGGGAAATGATTTTTATCTCTGGTACAAATACACCAGGAAGTATCACAGTAAACCGATGAAGACTTATCTCTATCAGGTACACCCTAAGGGAGGGAATGAATGACTCCAGTAGATATTTTTATTGCGTCTTATTTACGCGACCAATATACCGAGGCAACACTAGGATTTTTGAAGCGACGAACCAAGTATCCTCACCGTACCTTTTTATTAGACAATGGCGGCAATGAACGACTTAAAGACCAGGTGGATATTTACGTCGGAATGGGTACCAATCTTGGGATTCACGCTCTCTGGAATATTGCTGCTGCTTTGGCTGAGTCTCCATACATGGTTACCTCTGACAATGATATCTTTGTGCCGAATCTAGATCCAGATTGGCTAACCCAACTAGTGAAATTTATGGACGAGCGTCCAGAGTATGGAGCTATCTCCCTGCATCCCCATGTCTTTATTGGGGCGGCGGGAATAGATCCGGAGGATCCTGAAGATGTCAAAGAAAGAAATATGGCGGGGGCGGTTATGCGTATCATGCGCACACAAGCTGTCCGCGATGTGGGAGGGTGGGAACATGTTATCAGCGCTGGGAGAAATCATGAGGAGCGGACGATATGTAGCCGGTTGCAATCACACGGGCTTAAAGTCGGAATATGTTCTCGAATTCGAGCCTACCACCCATTTGGAAAAGATGTCGGCGGGAACTGGGGCTACCCAGCATGGTTTACTCCCGAGATGCAAAAACATAATCCACAATTGGCTGAGGAAGTTTTGAGATTTGATAACCCAGATTCATATGATGTGAATAGTTGGATGCCAAAATGAGAGATTACGTTATTGGAACACTGATAATCATAGTAATTATTCTTTTCTTAGGAGGCCTTCTAGGTGGAGTGGTATATATAACAAATCGCCAAGATCAGGGTTGTCGTGATAAATACGGCGGCGAGTGGTATCACGATTGGGTTTCTAGTAAAGACTACTGTGTGAAGAAAACCTTGGAGATCCGCCCAGAATGAAAATTCTTATCACTGGGGCATCGGGCTTTGTGGCTCCCCACCTAGTGCAATATATTCAAACCTTAAAAGAGAAGCACGAAATAAGCTTGATGGCCAGGCCGCATTCTGATGGAAGACGTAACTTACGATTAAAAGATATAGATACCAGCAATATTGATTTTTACCTACTGGATTTAAATTTTACCCATCACCTTTTTCAAGCGCTGGATCGCATTAAACCTGATGTTATCTTTCATTTAGCGGCGCAGTCTTTTGTGGGACAGAGCTTTCAGATTCCTACTTACACGTTTGAAACTAATACTTTGATGGCTTCTAATCTCTTGGAATGGTTGCGAGTGACTAAAAATACTACGACTAAGATTCTTTTGGCGGGAAGTTCGGAAGAGTATGGTTTGGTTGCTAGAAAAGATCTTCCTATCGCAGAAGTTACTCCACTTCGTCCGCTCTCTCCTTACGCCGTCTCTAAAATAGCGGTGGAGATGATGGGCTATCAGTATCACCAGTCTTATGGTACGCATACGATTTTGACCAGGGCTTTTAATCATGAGGGTCCTGGGCGAGGTGAGCAATTTTTCACTTCTAGTGTCTGTAAACAAATAGTGGCGCACGAGCGAGGAGAGACTCCAGCAGAAATCCAGGTCGGCAATCTTACAGCTATTCGGGACATTACTCATGTCTACGATATGGTTCGAGCGTATTGGTTAGCAGTTGAGAAGTGTGACCCAGGTAAACCATACAATATTTGTTCTGGACTAAAGTATTCTATGCAAAGACTGTTAGATGAAGCTTTGCGACATACTACTCTCAAATTTAAGATAATTCAGGATCCAGAGAGGATGAGACCTTCTGATGTACCTATTTTGCAGGGCGACTATCATAAATTTTATGAAGTGACCCGCTGGCATCCAAGATATCGGATGGAAGATGTAATGAGAGATACTTTGGAATACTGGAGGGCGCAATGATTAAAGAATCTGATGTCACGATTATTATCCCGCATCTAACTTCTTCGGAATCCTCGGCTCCCGCACTTAAGATCTCTTTGACTTCTTTGCAAAAGACTACTGACTCCCAGATCCTAATAGTCGCTAACGGTCCTTGGCGAGAACAGGAGTTTCCTCCTGATATGTGGATTGGTAAGCAAGGTCAGTGTCGGGCTGTCAACGCTGCGGTAGCGACCGTTGATACTCCTTGGGTCCTAGTCACCAATGATGACATGGTTTACCCGACGGCATGGTTTGAGCGGCTTACAGCGCGGGTTACGGATGATGTTGCTTGTGTATCTCCCCAGCTGGTCGAGCCGAAGGAGGGCGCTCCGACATTTTTGCAGCTGGCGGCTGGTGGAGCGGGTGGGGACTTCGACATGGAGAAGTTTCAAAAGTTTGCAAGTTCGCACGAAGGTCGCGGATTACGCACTGGATTTAATCTTCCATATCTCATCCGTAAAGAACTCTTCGATATGATCGGTGGGTATGACATTAACTACGATCCATGGGGATCTAACGGGGATTCAGATCTGCAATATAAGATTCTCCTGGCCGGTGCTCAGCCTTACCAAAATACAGATTGTGTGGTCTATCACTTTAGCCAAACTTCGGGAACTTTTCATCCGGACAACAGAGCTTGGTGGGAAAAGAACTGGCATTACTTCATCAGTAAGTGGGGCTTTGAGCGGGCCAGCTCGCCGGAGATCTGGCAAAGCGCCCGCAACCTGTTAGATGATCATATGGCGGAGCTGAAATATCAGCCTGATTGGGCTGGGAAGTGGTGGGGGAAGAGATCATGAGAATGAACTTTATAGGCAATTCTGGGGTAGGGTACTCCGGCGAGGTTGCGGATGAGTTGCATATCGTAAGGGAGCTGAAATCTATCGGTGTTTTGGTAAATTTCATCCCTCGGGACACTTGGAAAGTCGCTGTAGATAGTGATAACTTCTCGAAGCTACCTGGGGAATCTTTGGAAGCTGATATAAATATCATCTGTAAGTGGTCACATTTCAATGACAGCAAATATGTAAATATTCTTCGGGAAGTCTCGGGAGCACCAGTCTTCTATTGGGTGTGGGATTTTCTCTTCGATCCAACAGAAGTTACCAATTTTAATCTTGAGATGGCCAAAGCAGCGGATCTTTATCTGACTGGTGAGGGCGGACTTATCCCGGAATACAAAAAGTTAGGAATCGATGCTTATTATTTCCAGTTCGATGCTCATGACTTCCAACTCGCTCCTCGCTCGCGGGGTAATTTCAAACACGATTTGGTTTTCACCGGCTCGTTGGTCCGTAGTGGCAACCGACTTCCTTACCTCAAAGAGATCAACCATCACCGCCCCGTCAAAATTTACGCTCCTGATTACTCTGCTTGGCGTGCCGAGGGTTTTGATGCTGACCCTGCTGTCTACGAAGATGCTTTTCAGCGAATAGTGGCTGAAAGTAAGATCTGTCTTGGTTTTTCAGTTACTACCACACCTTGCTGGGGATACTGGTCCAATCGTATTGGTAAGGTAATCGGCGCTGGGGGGTTTCTCCTTTATGAATACCAAGAGGGAATGGAACTTCTCTTACCGCCCTCGATAGAATACTTCTCATCTCCAAAAGAAGCGATTAATAAAATCGATTATTATCTGGATAACGAGAGTATTCGTGAAACGGCGGCCGCCTACAATCTCAGCAAGAAAGAAGAATTCTCTTCTCTTCGTCGAGCTTCCCAGCTCTATATTTTGATCGATAGATTCTTGGAGGATCATGGACGTTCCCGTTAAATATCCACTCTTACGGCCGTATATGAACTCACACATCCGGCGGGCAGTAATGGATGTTTTGAGTCATAACCAGATATCTGAAGGTCCTAATGTGGCAGCATTCGAGAAAGCTTTTAGAGAGAAATTTGGAGGTTTTCCTGTTGCAGTTAACTCAGGTACTTCTGCATTAGAGCTGGCTTATGATCTTATGGGTTGGGGTAAGGGAAACGAGGTCTGGGTTCCAGTTCTTACTTGTGTGGCGACTAATATTCCGCTAGCTCGTCGAGGAGTCAAGCTTAAATTTATGGATGTAGACCCGGATACTCTTAATCCGATCGTTCCTAAAAATGCTGGTTGGGTAGTGAGTGTTGATCTTAATGGAATTAAAAATGAGGTAGCCGCGGATGTTCATGACTGTGCTCAATCTCCAGGAGCTATTCATTATGGAAAATTTAGTTGCTATAGCTTCCAGGCCATAAAGCAATTTACTACTGGAGATGGGGGCCTCTTAGATTGTGCTCGAAAGAATGATTATGAAGTAGCCCGGAAACTGCGCTGGTTTGGAATCGATCGTGACGAGCCTAGAAGAAAAGAAGATTACGAACCCCACGAGATAAGAGAAATCTTTGCTGATATCGAAGATCCGGGATATAAATTCCAGATGAATGATATCGCTGGAGCAATGGGGCTGGCGGGACTTCAATCTTATGACGCGTTAATGTCTCATCGCCAAGAACTCTTCCAAGAATACAAAAGAGGACTCAAAAATATATCAGGTATAAAGATCCTTCAAGGTAAGGAAATGTATCATTACTCGCTCGGGATTTTGGTAGAGCGTCGGGAAGACTTCGCTAGGATGCTTAGAGAGCACGGCGTGGAGAGTAACTTGATCCAAATTCGTAATGATCTCTATAAAGTCTTTGGCGGTAAGCGTCAAGATCTTCCGAACATGAATGCTCTTGAAGGAAAGTATCTATTCTTACCACTTAATCATGAAATCTCTACCTCTGACGTTGGTCAGATTTGCGACTGGATCAAAGGAGGGTGGTGAAAACAGCTGAAGAAATAATCAAAGAAGTTCAGTTTCTTCCGACCTTCCTGACCGACGATGATATCAAGGGCATGGTTAAGTATGCCAAGCGTTTGAAGAGTGGAGCAATCTTGGATGTCGGTACGGGATGGGGTAAATCAATGCTTACTTGGGCTCTCGCCAATCCAGCTAACACCGTCTATACTTGCGACCCTGGAAGTTATCCGATTTATCAGCGTTGGGCTTCCTCGACTGATGATTACCAGGATAAGATCGAAGATCTGATAGACAAATTTGATCTCCATAATCAGGTGAGGTTTTACTTGGGAAGGCTTGATCAATTTTTTGATGTCTATCTTGGCTACAAATTCGACATTATCTTTTTCGACAACTGGCCGGAGCTTAACGAAATGAACAGTACGATTTTCTTTCGTAAAGTGATCAACAAACTCAAGCCAGACGGATATATTTTCTTCCGAAACTATGGAAGAGCTGATCGGAAAGAATATACCCAGTCAATAGATGAGGCGATTGTCGATCTGATCTTTGAAGAAAAAATAGGGGAATCAAGAATTTATAAAAAGCACAAAAGTTTGTATAAGGAGTAAATTTATAAATCTAATAATCACACCATCCGGAAAAGCTTTTACCCGTCTGGCGGAAATGTGCGAGGCGCTAGATCGGTACTCTAAACTTCCTTTCTACCATGTTATCGCTGTGGATAACTGTGGAGATCCTCCTATAAAACAATCAGAGCATCGAGCGATCATCACCTTTCGGGATGATTACCACGCGGACGAACATAAGAACAAGCAAGGTCAGGGACTCCAGCTGGCCTACACTTTCGGCACCGGTAAAGAGACACCTTATGGTCCTCGTGCACCAATTGATCACATTTTTCTAATCGAATCGGACGTTATCGTCCAGGAAGGCTGGGATGAAAGACAAATTGAACTCAGCACAGTCTTACCCGACTGGGCAACTCTTGACGTTACTTCAATTGATGCGGAAGGGAGTGTTACTTATCCTGCTACTATTTCTCCTCGTCATAGCACTGTTGATTTTCACGGACATTCTTTTGATCATCAGCATTATGCGGATTTCCAGTGTACTTTATTTAATCCTCTCATCTGGACTCTTACACCTCCAATAAGATTTGATGACTTCCCCAGTCATTTCGATATTCTGTTTTCTAGGAAGGTAGAGGAACGGACGGGACTCAAGCATTATCGATCTAATGAACTAAAGGCTATCCATTATCCTAGTAGCAGCCGCAACTTCAATGATCCGAATCATGAACTTTATATGAAGGAGCCGGTCTGATGCGTATCGCAGTCCACAGTAACGCCGGCACTAAATTTTTAGAAGACTTGATTGAGCATTGGAAGTCTCGCGGACACACCGTCGAGTTTGAACCAGGAGCTAATCCTGCTTTAGATGCTGAAGCGGATCTAGTATTCATAGATTTCCTGGATAATAACTTTTATCGTCTCTTCAATGGGGAAATGGGAAGTGACGCTCCTAACTGGAAGTCCGAGCCAAAGAAGAAACTCTTTGTTAGAGCAGTCGATATAGATGTATGGATGGGTAGGCATCGAGATCCTAGGATCTGGGAATACCTCGATGGGATGTTCGTCATCAACGATTTCTTCAAAAAGAAGATTATTGAGGAGAGTAACAACATCCCGCTAGCTCAAGAGAAAGTTCACATGGTTCGGATGGGAGTGAACCTTGATAAGTTTACTCTGAAGAAAGAATCAGATAATAACCATCGGATCGCCATGGTTGCCGATACCATGTGGTATGCCAAGGCACCTTTTGAGGCTGTACGTCTCCTAGAGATGCTACGAAGTAGGACTGGGGTTGATTACACTCTTCACATCCGTGGCCAGTGGGATCCACCCGAGTGGCATAACGTAGCTTGGAATCACTTGCTTAAGAGTCTTGATATAGAAGATAAGGTTATTCTCTATAATCGTCAGGATGACATGAATGAATGGTATGAGGATAAAGATTACATCCTCTGTACTTCCTATAAAGAAGCGTTTAGTTTCGCCCTTGCTGAGGGGATGGCAAAAGGCCTTAAACCAGTCAGTGCTGATTTCTTTGCGGCTCGTGAGACTTGGCCTGAGTGGGCTATATACACAAACTGGCAGAATGCCCTTGGAATGCTGTTGGAGAATACTCATCCTGAGAAATACCGAAAATTTATAGAAGAAAATTATTCATCTGAAAAGATGGTGAGGGAATACGATGCAATCCTCGGGACCTAGAAAAATAAAACTTACAAGAGGAAAATATGCACTTGTGGATTTAGTAGATTATGAGTGGTTAAGTCAGTGGAAGTGGTATTGCTCTGCCAGAGGCTATGCAGCTAGAAGACTTTATCCTGAAAATAAAGTTGTGTACATGCATCGAGTGATTATTCCTGAAGGAGAAGAAGTAGATCATATTAATCATGACAAATTGGACAATAGGAAATCTAATCTAAGGCCTTGTACACATAAACAAAATCTTAGAAGTAGAGGACTGAATAAAAACAATAAAAGCGGGTACAAGGGTGTTTGGTGGAATAAACGAAGCTCTAAATGGCAAGCAACTATTATGGTGGATTACATAAACATTCATCTGGGGTTTTATTCCGATAAAGGAAAGGCTGCTAACGCATACATGGTTGCAGCCCAGAAATATTTTAAGGAGTTTGCATGAAGTCTCTCTGTATCGACATGGACGACTTTTCTCTAGAAGGTCCGGCAGCCAATATGATGAATTGGATGTTCTACCTCAAGGGAAAGTATCCTGAGTTTAAAATTACCCTCTTCGCCATTCCAGGCAGATCTAACTTTCCATGGCTCTGGGAAGTAGCCAGACTCCCCTGGATTGAGCTAGCCTTGCATGGTTGGGACCATGATGAGGAGCAGGAGATTAACTTTACTCAACTCCGGGAGTGGCCCTTTGCCAAGATATATAAAGGCCCAAATTGGAAAGTTACTGAGAGGGAAAAGGTAGCCTTGGCCGAGAGTGGATATATTCTTGCAACAAAAGAGCGGGAATCTTACGGGAATAAACAATGGGCTCTAACAGACGGGGGTGCTCTTCATGGACATATCTGGGTAGAAAGCGACTGGGTAAGAATCAAGAACAGGATTGATGGGTTAGGATGCAGAAAGTTTAATTTCATCTCGGAGGTAGCTTATGACTGAACTCTGTATAGTAATTCCCATAATCCATACTGCCTACATCAGAAGGTGTTTAGAAACTCTCTATAAATATACAGACCCTGCTCTTTTTCAGGTAATCGTAGTCGATCAGTCAGTCGACGGCATGGATCCTGAGCTTATCAAGAAATATGTTCATCTTTACCTGAAACCCTACCGTAATCTAGGATTTGCTAAGGCTGCCAATGAGGGTTTCATTCATGCTGTCAGATGGGGAGTTCCCTACATTGGAGTGTTAAATGATGACACTGAATTTATGAATGCCGAGTGGTGGTCAGGAGTAAAGGAGGAGTTTAAAAGCGACCCTCGAATTTTGGCCGTTAGCCCTGAAAGTCCTCGAGTCCCCCTTTGGGGATATGGCCGGGACCACGGCGAATACTTAGATATTATTCCTTATAAAGAGGAGTTTTCAGAGGAAGATTATCAGTATTTGTTAGCAGGACATTTTGAAGATTTGGATGAAAGAATTCCTAATATTCCTGCCTCTTTCCCACGCCATAAAGAAGGTGTTATCGATGGGATCGCGATGTGGTTCCCGATTTTTAAGAGAGAATCTTTTGAAAAAGTTGGCTACTTCGATGAGAAATTTTTTCCTGGTGGTGGGGAAGATTACTCACTAAATGCTCGAGCTTATTCATGCGCATGGCCGATTGAACGGGACGAATGTGACGAGACGTATCACTATAGAATGGTTAGTTCTATGCGTAGTTGGGTGTTCCACTTTTGGGGCAAAAGTAAAGATGTAGATCCGTATACTCAACCAGCTAAATTGGATCTTCTTTCTGAACGCCGCTGGAATAATCTTGATCAGCTTTGGCCAGCAGAATTAAATCAGGGACACAAATTTGATTTGTGGGGTCATTATAAAGATAGCCAAGATGTCAGACGACCCCTAAAACGTGTTAAAGAAGTGCATATAGAGCCACTATGAAAAGTATTTATTTAACTCGAGGTAAGTTTGCAATAGTGGACGATGGAGATTTTATGTGGATAAGACAGTGGAAATGGTATGCAACGGCTAACGGATATGCGAGAAGAGATCTAAACAAAAAACATATATGGATGCATCGGTTGATTATGAACGCTCCTAAACATGTGAAGGTTGATCATCGTAATGGGGATGGCTTTGATAACAGAAGGTCTAACTTGAGAAATTGTTCAAATAAGGATAATTGTAGAAATTCAAAAATTCCTAAAAATAATACTAGTGGTTATAAAGGAGTTTATCTAAATAAAAAGCTTAATAAGTGGGCTTCAGGGATTAAGGTAGATCGGAAAGCTATATATTTAGGCTTATTTAACTCTAAAGAAGAAGCTGCCAAAGCTTACGACTACGCAGCTAAAGAATATTTCGGCAACTTCGCAAAGCTTAATTTTAAAGACATTCTGCCACTCTAGGAGGGCTCTAGAGACGGGGGACGTCTGGCCACCTTCCACACGTTCCCCATCTTTATTTCTTCTATACTTACCTCGTGGCATTCTCTTCCAAAGTTGGTTCCTACGTTTCCAATACTTCCACCGGAAATCAGGCTATCACCGGTGTAGGATTTCAACCCAAAGTCATAATCTTGTGGGTTATTCCAGAGACTGGTGATACAGATGATTTCGGATCTTCCGGAACAATGGGCATCGGTATCGGTGTCTCTACTACTAGCCGGGCGGCCGTCTCCAAAGCTCAAGGCGCTGCCAGTAATACCCATACCACCGATACAAAATGTATAACCATGGTCAGCACCGGGGGTACGACACTCCTTGAAGCT